AGTGCCATCTTGAATTAATTTTAGACGCATAGTCCCAACTTTACCTGTAGGAGCAGTAAAAGTGAAAGTACAATCATCAGTCATTGTGACTTTTTGATAATTACCATTATTCCAATCTATTGTTTTAGAAGAACCAGAATTGCTATTATCATACTCAGCATCACATCCCATAAATTTATTACAGATAAAACTGTCGCTTGAAATAACATCACCTTTAGTTGCATTAGAAGTTGATTCCAAAGTTAAATCATCTCCAGAATCAGTACCGCCTTTTAAAGTTTGTCCTCCTGAACGTCCAGCTAGTAATCCATATTGAGTATGATCATCATTACTTAATCCAGACAATGAACCATGTGCTGCTGTTCCTGCTCCGGGTATTAATTCAGAGGTTCTCCAGTCTACATAGTCATTGCCATCAGAATTAGTTCTTACTCTTGCTCGTACTGCACTTCCTGTATAACTATCGCTAGTTTGAAATAGGACAGTTCCTAAAGGTCTGATTTCTGGTGTTGGTAATCCGGCAGTAAGTAAATTATTAATTTCAGTATTTGCCCCTGTCCTTGCAGCTACAATGTTAGCATAAATAGCCTGACCCATTATAGCAATAATAGGAGTATCTTTTTCTGTTGTCATAAAAATATGACATAATACGAAATCATTATTGCTAACTACAGCAGTACTCCAAGTGCCCGCAGTGTCAAGATTGTAAACTAATCTTCCAGTTGAACCAACTCCTGTGTCATTATCAGTAAGAACAGAATAACCAGCCTTTACAATCTTTCTCCAATTACTTGTGCCGTCACGATAAAAAACTGGAAAACCCGTTGTACTTGTTACTGCTGAAATACTTATAAACAAATCTTCATCTGATACACTGCCTAAATCAGAACCAAATTGAGCAGAAGCATTATCCGGCGTTCCATTATCAGCATCAAAGGTATTAAGAGCAAGTCCGGTTGTATATCTAAGACCTTCGTGGAAATGTTCATAGGCATGAGTGACACCATCCATTGTAATGCCGTGTCTTTCTTCCCCGATATAAATTCCTTTAGAATTAGTATTATCCCAATATATAACGCTCACAATGCATTTAGTTCTTATAACAGCAGATATGTCTGCATTAGAAGGATTGACTGCTTCAGTTAAAGCGCCATCATCGTCATAATAAACATAATGAAGTCCTTCTGTTGGTGCTATTTGAAAAGTATCACCAGTTGTTACGTGTCTAATGCTTTTCACCCAAAAAGCAAAATTAGCTCCTGTAGGCTGAATTGATAATGTTCTAGTTCCATCTGTAAAAGTTAATGTAGAAAGAGATCGATCTTCAATCCCTCCCGGCTCACTTCTTTTTATATTTTCAAGTGCTTCATGTAGATTAGCCGTGCCATTAACTGTTTTAGTTCCACTTATCGCAGTAGTAACTACATTCATTATAGTTCCTGTGCCACAATTAAGGGCGGCACTACAATTAAGATTGCCAATAACCGCTTCAATCATTGCATTAGAGCCAATTGTGAGCAATCCTGTTCCTGACCCTGCATCAGAAACTTCATTTGCAAAAACTATAATATTGCTATTAGCACCAGCACCAATAGCTGTTCCTGTTCCTGAAATATAAATATAATTACATTTTAAATAAACATTTTGAGTACTAGTCGAACCAATACCAAATCCATTATCTAATGATAATGCTTGACCATTTGCTTCAATTGTTCCACTTGTACATACAATCCCTATTGCTGAACCAGTTACAGTTAATACAGAGAATACAATTGATGCTGATTTGCTTCCGGTACTTTTAGTAATTGCAGTTCCTGAATTAGCTAAAAATACCCTAGCTGTAATATTAGAATCATCTGCTATAGTATGATTTCCAACTAAAGTAGCATTTGAAGCAACTACGCTCACAAATGAAGGAACAGCAATGTTCTCTGTGTATTGCCCACCATCAAAACATACAATGGAAATCCCATTAGTAGCAGAAGGCGTGTCTCCACTGGCTGCCGTTATAGCTTTTCCAAAAGTCAAGAAAGCAGTATTAATAGTTTTTCCTGAATTAGTATCATTGCCATGTTTGCCTACATAATAAATCTGAACATTTTGAGTTTCTCCATTATTAGTTGTCTGCAGTTTTCCAGTAGAATCAACTTCTAATGGTATGATCGCACCTGATGCAGTTCGACCATGTGCTAAAAATATTTTTGGTATAAAATCTAAAGGTTCTGCCATTTTATTCTCCTTTTAATAAATTATTTTCCCATCAGTATTACATTTTATAATATACAAATTCCCTGTCTCTGTATCTTTCCCGGCAATCATAACTCTTTCAGGAATATAATTTAATTCATTACCTCCAGTAGTTAATAATACTGTGCGATTCTCACCGTTCTCGTCCTGACCATTTATTAAGACGTCTTTTATTTCTTGACCAACTTCTTCAGCCATTTTAATGTCCTCATAAAATCATTTTTAATTATCATAGGCAAAGAAATGTTATTTATCCTTGTGCCTAAAACCGCATGTCCCTCAAGTAAAATATCTTGAGTGCTTCTTACCTGATCGATTTTGTGAATTATTTCTTGAATATTTTCTTCACATTGACAACCAGATTTTTTTTCTTTTACAGATTTAACTAGTCTTTTTGTTCTTGATGCCATTTAAAACCCCCAAGCAAGTATTTTATAGTTAATAGCTCCACCTGAACTATTAGTTAATGTAATACTTTCAATCTCAATTTTATCAATTACTTTTTCGCTATCCCCTATCACGCTGAAATTAGCTCCGCCATTAATTGATACTAATAAATCTCTACCTGTCGTATCATTTGTAATTTCTACTGAAGTAATAGTATCAAGTGAACTAAGATCAATTGAAATACTATTTCCATCATTTAATGAAGCTTCTGCAGGATGATAATTGTTAGCATTAAATCTAACATCATATCCTTCTACCTTAAGTTGTGCAATTGATTTTTTTGCCATAATTGTTTTCTCCTAGAATTAAAAATCTAATCCTAATATATTTAATGGTATAATATTATCTATTAATGAAGTAGCCAGATTATTATATAATGCTTGATCAACGATTCCAGCACTGCCAGCATCGCCATTAGCACCATCACCACTGCCGGGGCCAGATGAAGAACCAGCAGAACCACCAGCCCCACCAGCAGCTTGGGCAGTGCCATTATTTGTATATGATAATGATCTAATCAATAATAAACCACCTGCGCCACCGCCACCACCGCCACCTGATTTGTTAGCCGTAGATCCTCCAGATGCATCTCCACCAGCTCCGCCAACTCCCCCATCACATGAGACAGTTACACCAGAGTCAATTGTTATATCATTATTAGAAATTAACATCATAATACCACCAGCATTACCACCAGCTCCGCCACCACCACGGCGTAAATCAACAACAGTACCATCTGCACCATCACCACCAACTCCCCCATTATTTTTAAAATCTGCTTGGAAAGTCATATTATAAGCTAAAATAAATATAGCTGGATTATTAGTCACATTTTGTGCCCCTCCAGCTCCATCATTGTCAGCACCAGCACCAGCAATTAAACCATCTCCACCATCACCACCAGCAGCAAACATTGAAGCACCGCCACCGCCACCGCCACCTGAATTTTCCTGACCAGCACCTACACCGGCAGTTGCACCAACACCACCATAACCAACAGAATAACTCATATGATCTGTTGTCACTAATCCTGCAACCCCTCCAGCGCCACCATTCTGATTAACTCCATTACTGCCATTATTTGCATTACTATTAGTGATACTTAATGAGTCTGGTATTGATAAAGCCCCTGAATTTGCGACATAAAAATTTCCTATACATTTTATTATTATGTATCCTCTATTAATAACATAAAAACCACTAGAGCTTGTACAATCAATAGTTAATGTGTTATCAATAATTAAATTATTAAAATTATATTTACCTTGATTTAATGTAGTTGCTTGTTTAATATAATAATTAGGTAAATAATTATCTTCTTTAAGGGTATAAGCATCTCCTACAATTCCTGTATCATCTACATAAATACATCCAAGAGACATTCGAGTTGTCGCTATACTTGGAAAAATCGGATCAGTAGTAGTATCATCAGTCTCAGAACCAGTAACAATTATTATAGTACTATCACTTTGAGCTGCAATTACATCCACTCTATGTTTATTCGCAGCAGCAGCAGAAATAACTCCAGAAGTAGCAGCACTCCATTTTATATCTATACCATTTACTTTTGCTTCCCCCGCTGTAACTTCAATTAGATTAGCAGAATTTTTAGATACAACACCACCATATTTTAAATAATTTTTTCTTCCCGGGAATAATGTTTCTTGACCTGAACCAATACTATCTAGTCGTTCTTTTAAACTTATATGGTATGGCCTTGCTGCAGTTGTTTCCGCATTAGTTGTCCCGATACTTACGGCAGCTAAATCATCTATAACTTCATTAATTTTATTAGTTAAATTTGTATAATTATCATCTAATGGAATCGAGTCTGCATCTTCTTGGATACCAATAGGTATTATATCTGCACTGGTTAATTTGCTCGCCATATCATCTCCTAATTAAAATCTACGTTTCTTTTATAAGTTGTTTGAGCTAAAATTTCAGCCCGAGTTACTCCGATCCGGTATTTAGAATCATAAAAAATACCAGTATCAAATTGCCAAGCAGGAGCTGTTCCAAAATAATCTCTGTTCCAAACTATAGCACCTTGATCGGTAAATTTTCTACCTGTATCAAGTAACTCAAATTGAGTTTTTTTACTTACTTCACTCTGTATAATATGCTCAATGCTAATAATCTGGAAAATAGAATCATCAAATAAATCTTCTGATACCCACAATGATTGATCGTTTATTTCTTCCAATGGATGTAAATAAGAAGTTAATACTTTGACATTAAAATCCGGAGTTCCGAATTCATCTCGTTTTGCTTCAGACGCTGCCTTTGCCTCTGTCATTGATTTTAATAATTTATTTTCTACCTGAAATCTCCGGCCATTATTATTTTCCATATTTGTAACATTAACAGCCTCACCATAATAATCAGGAACAGTGCTTGAGAACTCATTACCTTTTACTGTTATGGTTAAACTTCCTGTTCCGGTTAAAGTAAAAATAGCCTTCTTATTGCTGTCATCAAACTCGACATTAGTTATAGTGAGTCCACCTCCACCAACCGAGTCCGTTGGAGTTTCCCAGTATTTTGCTATAGCATCATTTGCCCAAGATATTTCGTGATCTCCTGCGGTATAAAAAGTATTACTTCCTAAAATAATTGTTTCATCTAAAACCTGTTTAGAACTAAAAAAAGTTATTCTTTGTATCTGCTTGTCACTTTGATTGCCTTGATCAGCTGTTAAATAATTCTTAAAATTAAGAACTGTATCGGTTAAGTAAGATGTCCCTCTTAAAGTTACAAATAATACATTCTCATCACTAATATACATACGGTAAGTTGCGCCAATTATATCGTTTATATCTTCAAAGATTTCTGATACATCAACTTGGTCACCATATCCATCAGTTAAATTTCTGGCTCCGAAACTTGATAAGTCAGCTATTGAAGATGCAGTGTAACTAATATTTGCTTGATCGCATACTTCTTTTATAACATCATCCAAATAAGAACCGTTTACGCTTTGTAGATTTATTTTTGTTTCTAATGCTCTTTTCCAAGCATTCCTGCCAGTGACATTTGTTACACTAATTTTAGCTCCCGGGCGATCTCTAAAATCCGGATCGTCAAGAAAAAAACTGCCTAATAAAATCCATTCTACATACGATTGTAAACTTAAACTTGCAGTTGTAGTCACATCTTCTGCCCAAGTTATACCGTCATAAATTACAGCAATTTGTATAACTGCTGAACGCTCTACATTAATTGTAAATGTATCGCTCCCACCTGTTGTATATCCGGCCAATGTCCAAGATGCTGAGGTTTTACTAAACTCCATTTCTTCCTGCTCAATACCTGTGCGATAATAAACCGCATGGCCTATGGATGCACAATTAACAGTAAAACTATTCCATCTTTCTATATGAGAAAAACTTCGATCAATAGTAGCGACAAAATAACCAGCTGGTGTATATGTGCCGCTATCATAGGTACTAGCATCATAATATAAAGCAAATAAATCTTGAAAATAATCATCACTATTGCCATCAGAATTACTTTCATCAAGTATAATAGACCCTCCACTTTCTGTAGTATAAAAAGTATGAGCAGAAGTCATATCAAAATTAACCGTCTGAACCGTACTTGATAATTCCTCTAATCTCTTTCCATCATAAAATTTAAATACTCGATCACGTACAAATATGCCAGACAGTCCTGAAGCAGTATTTTTAGGACTATAAACTCCATTTTTATTAATAACACTAAATTGGGCATCAGCAGCAGCAGGATTATAATTAGTATTTGCATATATAGGCGGTTTCCCACGCTTTGTTATAGTTATAGGGTATTTTGCATCATTAAAATTTTGTTCTACGCTATTATCGTCAATATACGTCACTCTGGTAAAACTATGGCCTTGACTAGCTTTTAAACCTAGTTTAATTAGGGATGTTCTTCTTGCTGTAGATGCTGACTTTGCCATTATAATAAATTCACACTTTGTATAGTTAATAAAAATTCATAAATAATTGGTTGTCCTTTTGTTTGACTTACATTTTTAGCGTGAAGACTAATTTTAAAATTATTACTTTGACTCACACTAGAATCATTTGACAATAAAGAAGGGGCGGTTGCATAAGTAATATAATAATCATTTGATTGATCAGTATATAAATTATGAAAACTAATATACTTACTTTGTGTAAGATTCATTTGATAAGTTTTATTAAATCTTTTGCCCGGTCTAATCTGTTGCTTAATTCTGCCTCCGGCACTCTCTTCGACTCCTCTAAGTATTGAGTAAAAAGGTTGAGTTTGACCTGTGTCTGTAGCCTCAGAACTATCAAATGTTACACTATTGCCAGCGGTTGAATTAATTGTAAATTGTGCCATTATTGAAAATCTCCTCCAACTGCTAACCTCTTGTCAACCATACTATTAAAGTCGCCATCTCCTTGAACATTAACATTATCAATGTTGACTTGTCTTGACATATTTTGATTATTATTGATATTTGTATTAGCAATGCTTGAGGCATTACCACCTAATAATCCCGCAGTTTCTAAAGCATTAAATAAATTCCTACTTTGTCCAGCATTAAATACATTCTCATTATTACTTAAGCGAGCATTTAAACCATCGTTTGAATTTGTAACCCCGGGAGTAATCCCTGTATTCCCGCCAGTTGCAAAAGAAGGTATTGCTGGCAATGGTTTGGCTGCAATGGCTGCTGCCTGTATTCCGCCTTGTATTCCTGCAGCAATTGAAGCTGCTATTCCGGCAGGAGATGGAGGAGGTCCAAATATTGCAAAACCTTTCATAATAGCTTTAGCAGTATTTATACCTACATCAATTACACCAGCTATTTTATCAGCTACTGCGGTTGCTCTTTGAAATTTAGCTTTCTTTTTTGCTGCTTGTTTCTCATCTTTAACATTACGATCGACTAAACTTGATTGTAAACTAGTTAAGGCAGATGCTGTATTGCCAATAAAATTAGAATAAAAAGAAAACCCTTCAAGTGTCTGCTTTAAAGCATCTAATCTTTTTTTAAGTAATACTTCTTCAAGTTGTTTTTGAAACTCTGTTCTGGCAAAATCAATAGCCTTTATTTGTTCATCTGTTAATTTATACTGTTCTAAGTATTGATTTAATTTTTCAATTCTATTTTGCAGTTTTTCTTCATCAGTCATAAACTGATCTGCTTTTGTTAATGCCTCAATTTCTTTAATTTGATCAACAGTTAATTGTCTTAATTTGACAGTTTCTTCTTGTAAATTTTTCCTAGAATCGAGTATGGCAGCATTTTTTTCATTTTCAGTATTTACTGCTTCTTCAGCTGCACCTTTTGCTATTCCTTGTATATTTTTTGTAGTTTTTTTAACTATATTAAAAGCATCTACAATACCACCAGCTAACGCCGTTTTATATATATTACCTAAATCTTTTGCATTATCTTTAAAAGCACCACCAAGTTTTTTTAACCCATCAACCGCTACATTTTTTGCTTCTTTAAATCTTCTCTGGAAAACTAAATTTAAAACATCACCTAATGTAGAAACACTTTTAATAGTATCTACAATAGTATCGCCTAAATTTTTCCAAAACTTAATAACATCTGGAATTAATGTAAAAGGTCTAATGAATTGCTTTAAAGCTGTTACACCTAATTTTAATATTCCAACTATAACTTCAATTGTTATTTTAAATGCCTTCCAACCTTTACTAGCTCTATCGATTTCTCTAAAATCATCTGCAATTTCTTTTAGTGGTTTTAGAAATTCATTTAATTTAATGACAACTTTTGTAGCAATAGGAATAAAAATAGTGCCTAATGATACTAATAAATCGTCTATTCTGGCCTGAAAAATTCTAAGTTGGTTAGCTAAATTTTGTTGAGTTCTGGCAAAATCTCCGACTGCTTTACCACTTTGTTTCAATGCTAAATCAAGAGTGATATATGCTTTAGCTTGATTTAATGCTTCACCAGTTAAATTTTGCTGACCTCGTAAAAATAATTCTGTTTGAATATCTGCTTCTCGTATAGCAATACCATAAGTTTTAAGACTTTCTCTTTCACCTAATAATGCCTTTGTTAATGCTGCACTTACTGCCTCTGCACCACCTTGGGCATTAGTAAATGATGCTAAATCAACACTTAATTGATTTACTCTTTTTGAAACATCAAGAGCTGCCTTATCCGTAAACCCAAATCCAGTTAATAAATCACCTGTAGCTCCAAGTAATTCTTTTGCTTTTACTACACTTAAACCAAAGCTATCAGCGAGTTCTTTTGCAGTTTTATTTGCTTCTTTACTTACACCTGCGAAAACAGTATTAAATTTAGATATAGTTTCTTGGGCATCAGATGCTTTTTTGATTAATTTAACGAAACCTTGAACTACTACTCCAGTTATTACAGCTGCAACTGCAGCATATCCAACTTTTAAACTTTTAAATAAACTGGTTTGTGCCTTTGCAGCTTCTTTACTTTTCTTCTTGGTATTATCTATACCCTTTTCGAGTTTCTTAACTGACTTTACCGCACCAGTTTCATCTACTTCAATTTCAAGAACTAGTTGTTGTTTTAGATCTGGCATTTGAAATTACTCCAGCAAGATTTTTGCTGCTTTTTTTAAAGTCAGCAAGCATTTTAGAATTATAATCTTGAGCTTTTTGGTGTTCATATCTTCTTATAATATCCAAACTACATCTTAGATGTTTTAGTTGTTTGAGTTGCCTTGCAATGCTAGTTCTTGCATTTTTTTTGTAACTCGTGCTGAACCCTCCGCCAACTTTTTTTTGTAAGTATCCCAGTTGAAAGAGTTGCTCAATACGCTCAGAGATCCCGGGTTCGTACCCGCTAAAGTTATATTCATAATCTTGAATAAATCTAAAGTTTTTTTTTTAAGGCCGTCAAAATTGAACAGCCACAAATAGCAAAAAATTGTCAATGTATCAATTGGTCTCATAAGTTTTTGATATTTTCTCCAAGAAATCCATCTTGATATTAATCTTAATTTTTTTAAATTATAATAAAACTCATATCTAACAGAAATATCTTCAAATAAATATGATAAAGTTTTACTTTTTTTCTTAACATCTTCAGGTTCTTTGACGCTTAAGATATCATTCATAAAATTATTTAATTTTTCTATGATTTTTTTTTGATCAATTTCCTGCTTTTCATTAACGAACCTATTGGCATAATAGTTAATAAATTTATCCCTCATAGGACAAAGTATATAATAATAATCATACTCACTAACCATTGTTATTTTGATGGAAGATATGCCCGGTATTTTTATTATTGCACAGGGCATATCTTTCTCATCATTTGCTATCTCTAGATCAGTTAATGCCTGATATGCTTTATCTAAACTATCATACTTTTTTGTTGGCATAACTTAAGGCTCAATATAAATGCTAGGCAATGTCGCTGGTACATCAATATCAGGAAGTGCCTGAATATTGTTTGGCTGCACTACATGTCCTTCACCAGGAGCCATTTCAGAAGAATCAATATTTTTTGCTTTAGGTGCTGTTATCCTGATAATTTTAGCGTCATCATTATAACAGGAGTCAAACCAAAAAGCATATTCCTGAACTGTCCCATCAAAGGTAAGGGTATTACCATCTGAACTAATTGAACCACCATGGGTTAATTGTAAAATGGGAATAGTAGTTTCTTGGATACTGAAAGCAGCCCGAAAATCAAATCTTTGCTGATCTTGCCGTACAGTATATAAAATTCCACTACACTCATTGTAACTTTCAGCAGCAACAAATTCTTTATTAAAAGAAAATGTCATTGCTGGTAGAGTATGGAATGAAGGATTAGCTGGAATGCCCTCTCCTACACTTGCTACTCTAACTGAAAAAGGGTTAAATAAGTATCGACTTATATTCCTTTCGCTAATTGCTGGCATAATTTTCCTCCGTTAGTACGGCATCGCATATTCAAATATGGTCAACGCCGAATTTTTATTGCAATTAAAAATATTGCTTGTATCTTTAATCCTATCAAACTCTCCTATCATTCCAGAGAGTCTATCATAATGAGAATCTAAATGATTCTGCTCATAATATTTTTTACCGTGTCCAACATGGTCGCCATAAAAATGGCTTTGTTTTTTGCCATTGACCATTTCGGTTTTAAAATCAAATCCAATCAAATATATTTTTTCAAAATTCATAATTCGTTTGGCTATAATAATGCCTTTTAATCCGGTATTATCATTGTCCTTAATCACTTCTTTTAAACTTAAATCTGAATCAGTGTAACCGTAATACTCGCCTTTGTAATTTAATCCTTTGCTATAATAAGTACTTCGAAAACAAATTATATTTTTAACTTGAAGCAATTCACCTTTGGCACTCATCTCTTTTAAAGGATCAATAAAACAGCAATCTCGGTATACTAAATAATCAATTATTACATCTTTTGGCTTTGCATCATTAATACAAAAAATAATCATATCTTTTGGCAATTGACTAAAATCAAATCTACTTACAGACATTCCCCCGCCTATAATTAGACATCGTTTGCCTTTGCCTTTATCTTTTAACATTCTTACGCTAAACATTAGGCACCACACGTTAAAGTCTGATTGACTATTTCATTAAAGCCCATTTGTATAACTGCAGTATGAGCAGGGTTCTGTACGTAAACAGTATTAGCAACAGTTGTAAGTAATGGAGCTTGAGGCAATGTCACTCCGGGCAAACCAAGAGGATTTTTTGAGGCACCAAATCCATTCAAAATAGTTTCAATATTTGTCTCAAATTGTTTACTGGATTCTGCAGTAGTTTGAATAGAATAATAACCTGTAATATTGAATAACCAAGTTATATTTTTATCTTCTGCATTGACTTGATGCTGAGGAGTATTTTGTAAAGAAATCATCCAAGTATCAACCCGCCCATTTTTTCTAAATAACGAATAAATAGTCTGCCAATCATCTGTCCATACTACATAGTCAAGGACATTATTAATATCAGTTAATGTTTCTAATTTAGACTTAATACCGGATCGAATAGTTGCTAAACTCATGTCATAAGTCCTACTGCCAAGCGTCTATTTAAAATACCTGCTTCAAGTCGTAATCTTTTTTGCGATCTCTTAATACCTCTACTAAAGAATGGATTAGCTTTTCGTTTTCTTCTTTTCATAGAACGGCCAAGTAAAAATGCTGCTTGCCTAACTGTTATTCTCGGATAACGTCTTTTTAAATTAGCAAGATATCTTTGTCCTTTTTTGCTTAACCTAATCCATTGGATCAATGGTGTGGTTGGGGGGAATTTCCCTGCCCGCCTTCCAGCTTCAATTACAGGGGCATAATTAACAGTAGGAAACACTCTGCCGACATTATTAGCCACAGATGTCCCAATTTGTCGTAATCTTCCTGTATGACCAACTGGAGCAGCAAAAACAATATTTGTTCTTGCTACCTCAACCATTATATTAAGACTACGAGTTGCTTCTTTATTGAATAAAGCTTGAGCTTGTTTGGAATCAAATAAGGGAATGTCTGGAATATTCCACTTAAACTTAACAGTCATTATTGATCAGTCCTATTCCAGTATGACCAATCTACAAAAGGAATATTATCCCAAGTACTGGTTAAATCGGGTTTAATTGTTTGATGATATTTTTTCTTCCAACTATTTGATTTTGTTTGAAATTCCGCTACCCTATCTTTGTACTCAACTATGTCTACATTAGGTAAATTGGCGTTCGCTTTTTGTGCATAATAAGTTGATAACATTTGACACATAACACTTGTAGCCAAATAAGATAATCCAACCAAATCAGCTTCATCAATATTACTAGCTCCTGAACTCTGAAAAGAATGCCTGCCAGTAAATTTAATATAAAAAGTTTCTCCGGTTGCCGGGTTCACTGTGCCAAATCTAAGCTGTTTACCTGTAGGGCGTAAGTCAATATGCCAATATCTTTGCCTAATAATTTCCTTTGGTACTCGATTCACCGGATATTCGATTTCAGCTATAACAGAAAACCCCTCATCCCAAGCAGTAGGCAAATTATAAAAAGGCGCATCACCACCAACTCCGGTGTAAGATTCTAAAATATAAAAAGGTCTTATTCTTGAATATTCTTGAACTGCTTTTTTGCAAGCATTTTCTCTTTCTGTAGTTGTTAAGATTATAGTATCATCGAACTGAAGATTCTCATTAGCTTCATCTAAAAGTTGCGTTAAAGTTAGTCCCATAATTTATTCTATTGTTTAAGCCGAGGGATTGCTCCCCCGGCTAAACAAATTATAGAAGTTTTATATGATTAATTACCTGCTACGATTCCGCCGTAGAATGTACGATAATCAGTTATACATCCACCCCAACGCCATTTGACTTTATAAGTCCACTGGTCGGAAGCAAATACATCACCAACAGTTGGTTGGTTCTGCAAAAAGATTTCCGGAGTTCTTTTGTTTTGAAAGAAACCCATTTGGAGTGTTGGATAGTTATTCTTATTACCTATGATATACCAGTTATTGGTATCAGAGCATAAGTAATAATTGGGAAGGGAAATAACCTGTACGCCTAATCCAGAATAGGGATTCTTAATGACGTCACCGCCATTAGTGGTTACTGGATACTCTGGAGCATCTACAATATTCAAAGCACTTGGTTTTAGTTCGTGGGGAACTAACAGCCAGCGAGCTTCAATTTCTGCAGGCAGACCAGAGGACAATACAGTCTGATTACCCATGGCAGTATAGCCAGTATAAAAAGATGTATAACTTAATGCACTTGTGGTTAAATTACCGTGTGCTGAAGTATAAAGGGGAGTACTATCATAAATATTTTGAGCATTTACAGTAGAACCATTACAACCAGTAATAAGGTCAGCAATGAACTTATTCCTTGTAGCTTTTGCAGAGTTAGCCATTTTCCTGGGGAAAAGTCTAATCAGCTGAGTTACTTTAGGACCAGAAGTGAAGAACATTTCTTCAGTTATTTTGAAGATGTCCCCTGTTTTTTTCAGGGTGTAGGTTGCTTCAACATCTGCAGGATTGCTTAGCTCTTGATAAGTTCCGCCTTCTGCTACATCTGACAATAATCCAAAAGAACCAATATCATAGATGTGCTGAGTATCAAGGGTTTCTACAGAAATTTCCTCAATAAGTTTGCCAAGGCGATCATTGACCATTGCAATTTCATACTGTTTCCGGATCTGTTTATTCATTACATCCTGAAAGACAGTTGGAAAACTGGCAGTAGAGGCAGCAGCTTTCATTGTAATTTCGGGTCTTGCATTATCAAATCTTGCTTGACCTGAAAAAGAAAGTACCGCATCTTTAAGGTCAATAAACCTTTCAGAAGCTGACATCTTATAAGATTCTGCATCTTCTTTGTTATACTCAGGATTATCCATTTTAGGATTAATAAACATTTCCAGAGCTTTTGTTTTCTTATCAATTGGAGTATCGCCGACTACAATCATAGTACGACCGTCACTCTGCTTCTGTCCGTGAGAAGCAATAATGCGGTCGAGGTATTCTTTTTCGGTTTTAAGAGCATCAGTAATTTCGCTTTCTTTTGCAATACGACCTACAAATTGATTCCTAATTCTATCTTTGCTGATATCTCCCAGTGTATTTTCACTGGCAAGAACCCGTTCAACCATACTTTCGGATGCCTGAATTTTAACTGTTCTTTCAAGAGCAGCAATACGATCAGCAGCAGCCTTCATTGCTGTAGGTTCTGCAGGTTCTGGCTCTGGTTCTGGCTCTGGTTCTGGTTCTGGTTCCGGATCCGGATCTGGATCAGCAGCTTTCATTTTGGTTTTTTCGCCTTCAATAAGTTTAGTTAAGGCAGCTTTCATTTCTTCAATACCTGATAACTTCATAATTGAAGCCAGCATATTAGGAGTGATCGCAGCTTTAATCATCTCCTGTAATTTTGCATCTTCTTCTTTTTCAAGACCTAAAGATGCTTTTATGAGCTTAGTAACTTCTTCATCAGATTTACCTTCGCTCCCTTCGAGTTGCATTTTACCTGCTTTAATATTAGCTAGTATTTGTTTGATTAATTCATCCATCTGTAACCTCCCGATGTTAAATTTATTTGTAGCAACTAAACGCTCAAAGCCCGCACCATCAAAGGCACCTTTGGTGACCATATCAAGTGAATGAGCTTTCTTAAACGCTTTTATGTGAATAGCATTCCCGACTTTGTCGCCAATAGTTTCAGCATCAATCGAGAATTCCGGCATTTTTGATTTATCTTCATTCCAAATATTAATTAACATGTCTCGGACACTGGAATTGATACAGTGAAAAGTCCCCATAATTCGACTTCGTATACCAGCAGTATCCAACCTTATTTTTTCTACCCAACCAATCTTATTCATAATTAATTGATTAGGATTTTCCATGCCATTTGGTCTATGATTAAAATCAGGAATGCCATTCCTGTTAATACCAAATTGATGAGCATAAACTCCTATGCCCTCAAAAATCTGTAAAGAAGCCTTCATAACTTCTTTAGGTAATACAAATGTTCCGGTAAGAGTATTAGCGACGCCTTCACTCATCAAAACAATTTCCCACTCTTTACCGCCTCTCTTTGGAGTGCCAAAAGCAGCAGTCATTTTAGTCCGCTCTCCTGACATAAGTTCCTCTTTCTCTAATTCTGATTCTGTGTTAGCAGTGGCAGCAGTTTCTATTTCGTGATTATGAGATGGTTCGCCTGAAGGTAAAACTTTATTGTTTTCAATTTTGTGTACGTGAGATGCATATTCAAGAGGAAGAGTTGTAGTTGTAGCACCATTGCCATTTTCATCAACTGAAAAATTATGCCTATGCTCTGCGTCTGTAGTAGTAAATCCAATTATGGCTTTTACTTTATATTGAGAATTAGCAATTGCTAACCTTTGTTTATTATCTGGATATTCCGCTATCATAGCGGGATTAGACATAAAACTTTGAATAAAATCTTCTTTGGATTGGCCAGCTTGAGGTTTCGGCATTGGCATATATTATCCGCCCTCGCTGGCTACTGACTTTCGCTCAATGGCTAATAGCCTTGGCTCACGAAATTTTTTGATTTCTCTACTTACATTCCCAAACGGTAATTGTTTTCGATACTAATAATATTATACTCGATATTTCTCTGAATTTCAAGTTTTTACAATTTTTCTTTCAAACTTCATTTGGTTCCTGAAGACCATATAAATCAATCTCTACTAGTTTCTTATCTGTTTTTTCAGTCTTTCCCATATGGAGACTGTTTTTTGAAGTTGATTTAATAATATATTCTTTCTCGTGAAATTTAATTACTATAGGCAATGTTTCTTTATTTACTGTAATAATGCTTTTAGGTTTCATCCAATATCCTTTTTGGAGTTATGTTTTCTTTTGATAATGTACCTAAATCAGAAAAATCTTTTGGATTAACTATAACAGTTGTACAGCCACAATTAACAACCTCTCCAACAGGGAGAGCCGGATCAAGAGGATAATCTGCCGGATTTCCATTAACTGAAAATTGCTCATTTAATCCTATTGGTTTTGCCTTTGTGGTGTTTTCTACGGATATATGAGCACCTCTGGCTCCCGGTTTATGTAAATTAATCCATATTCTTTTAGCTTGAGGATTTACCGCTGCTATTTCTTTTGTTCTTAATTGTCTTGAAAAACTGGCTGCTCTATTCATTTCAGTCATTGCAATTCTCTGCGCCCGGGCAAAAGACATCATTGATCCCTTTTCAAGTTGCTTATTAATTTTAGTAAGTTTTTTTTCATATTGTGTTTTACTAATTCTGCCTGCATCAAAATCTTGCTGCAATGTAGCCTTCTGTTTATTTAAAAATTTAATTCTTTCAGATGTGTTACCAAAATTATCACGTATTCTTTTAGCTACCACCATTGTTCCTTCGCCATTTACAAGTCCAGTTGTTATTTCGGCTTTTACTATTTTAGATAAATCAACCGAAAAAACATTAGTAAATACAGTTGTAAGAGGTTCCAAAATTGCCAGTATATCTTCTGTTAAAACTGGATTTAAAGGAGCCGTCAATCCAATTGTAGCTATTTCTTTATTCATTGAAGCAACACTAAAATCAATTAATGCATCTTGACTAGCTAAAACTGAATCTGTATAAGTAGGGGCAAATGAATTAATAATGCCTTGAACTTGGCCTAAAATATTGTTTAAATTAGATAATTGCCAATCTGATAAACTGTATGTTCTTATCCGGGTTAAGATATCATTTTCAACACTTTTAAGTGTAGGTAATACTTTTGTGCGCCATTCTTTTGCTGAAATTTTTTCCCGGCGGTCAAGATACGCTCGAACCTGCCGAGCAAGTGCCGGATTAGCTGCCAGTAACCTTGTTATCTTTCTTTTTAGATTTAGCATTCTTTTTAGATATTTTAGTTACATCTAAAGGCAATTGAGCTTCAAAATGTGTTCTTGGATACATTTTATTTTCGAACTCTTTTATTATTCCACAATGATTACACTTATGTATATAATAAAATACGCCTCTCTTTATAGCAGCCTCTCTCCTTTTTTGGGTAAAAATCAAATGTCCTTTTTTGCACTCATCACAAAAATAATTGATAAGATAAATATCTGCTTGCTGTTTAATCTCAGGCATTTTTTTTTGTCCTCCACTTAAAGCCCTTAATAAGAAAATCTTCTGTTATATATCTCATTTGATGTTTGCCGCATCTTTTACAAGTTTTTGAATTAATGAGTGGAATATTCCTATATTCCCACTTATGTCCAAATAATAAACATAAAATTTTCATTTTCTTTTATTTTTTGTTTTTTGATTATATGCAGTAAGAAATTTATGAGCTGCAGCCATTGTCTTTTCATTCAGTGTTTCATCTTCAGTAACATCAATCTCAACACCAAGCTGACTTGTGATTAAGTTTAATATTTGTTTCGCTTCCTCATTTTCAACTAAACCAGCAGCCTGCAATGTCATAACTGACTTAGAAAATCTTTCTAATGCTTCTGCTAAATCTGAAGCCTTATCCGGATCAGGTTCACTTACTGATATTGTAAATTTTTGATCGATCTCAGAAGACAACATTCCTTTTTGTACAGCCTGCCATAATACATATTTAAACTGTTCATTAAAAATATTTTTAACATAATTTTTTCGAGCTTTCACATTCTTAAAAAAAGGAATTGACATTACTTTTGCAGTAGCCAAATTGGTTTGCTCACCTATACCATAATACCATTCAGGCATTCCAGATCCGGCGATAACTTGGCTCTTAATAAGATTATTTAATTCTTTTATATCAGAGCCATTAAGATTAGGTGCTTCGGCTTTCCAAGTTTCTTTTTCATTGTGAACTCTGGTCGAACCTGGCCGAGGAGGATTCTGTGCAATTTGCTGCTCTTTTCTTTTTAAGTCGCCAAAATCTCCGCCCTGAATAGTTATGTCCCATATAAATGATAATAACAATCCTGACCTTTTAGCATTTGCATAAAGATTTTTATCATAAAGTTTTAACCAATCACGCCAGAAATACATATCACTTAGACCACGAGTTTGAAAAGCAGTTTTATTGATTGGAAAATAAAATATATCTCCAACATATTGACCGCCTACTGGAGACTCAACCCATTCAATAACCTTTAATGGTTTATCTATATGATTGAATTTTATTGCAGTTACTCCCTCATCTGTTCCACGTTCTTTATATAATTTTTGAATATGACCGGGATATAGATTAGTCATTTTAACTTTTCCGGCAAACTGTGTAACTTCTGGCCATAAAATCATTTCACCCATAAGGGATAGCGTCTTAATTCTCATTTGATAATTAGTTTCCCAGTTATTAATAGGGTGCTTCCAATAATTATCAAGTATTTTTTGAACTTCCTCATCTTCTGCAGAATATTGGAAATCATCTCCAGTTACAAAGTCATTAAAAGTTTCTGTAAATCGATAAGCTAAAGGATTGTTTAGCCATAACTTCTGCATATCTTCGATCATTGTAACCGAATCAATTGGATTAAGGCTGTCTATATTTGTTTGACCTAAAGGATAAAAACCAAACATATCAATTCTTTCTCGATTTAAAATATCTTGAGTTGCAGAAGCGATTATACGATTAAAATCATTAGCTGTTACTGGCATTAGAACCTCCCGTTTACTTCTGACTTATTTTTTCATTGACATTCCAATAGCAAAAATCATAATCAAAGAATAGTAAATCAATGTCTTTGTGTCAATAATTTTATAAATATTATAATGCGATAAAAAGATTATATTGAAAAGAAGCCAGAAAAGTAATAAATAATTTTTAGTTATATTAAATGAATTTAACATATTCTTGAGTTTAATTATAATCCTTTTTATGTCATTTTTCAAGAGCTGTAATTTAGTAATCTGTAAGAAGTTTTTACAATTTTTCTTTCTATTTACTGCCTTACATTTGCGATAAATAGGTTGCCTATCATCCTTTAAAACACTTCCACACTCTTCGCAGTAAACTAAATCTCCCTGAGTAATTATACTTTCATTGCCTATATGATTTTTTTCGGAAGATATTGAATACCCGCATATATCCCGACCATCTTCACTTTCTTTGCCAATTTGAATTATTTCCTGACTAAATGGAATATAAAACTGGCATTCTTTACAATAAATTTTTTTATCTCGTTGTGCTCGTGCCACTATTTGCCTCCGATAATATATTAAAAAATTCTTGCTCCGCATTTATCATTTTCTTTTCATCTGTTTTATATTTGAAATCTTTTAAGAACTTTATTATTTTTTTGCCTATATCAATTTGATCATTCTTTTTGTCAATGTTTTTATTAAGACTATCAATTTGAGCATCTAATGTCTGATGAAAAATATTAAAATCTTTTTTAGAACTTATTCTTTTTTTTACAATTTTGAGCATTCGTTGTTTGCTTTTAAGGCCATCAATTTCTTTTTTAAAATTTCTCTCTTGCCTTTGTATTGTCTCTGCCATTACCTTAAAAATATTAGCATACAAGTATTGATCATCTTTCCTTAAAGCATCTATAGTTTGATAGAATAAACCGATTAAAATATCATTGAATAAATTTTTAGTATTATCTTTTGCCCTACCATGTGTATCGTAATATTCTTTAGATTCAGGATTGCTGATTATTGCATAGGCTTCGCTAATATCAGCAAATTTTTTCATATCACCACCTTTATCCGGATGATTTTCTTTTGCCAATTTGCGATAAGCAGATTTAATTTCCTGCTGAGTAGCATTTTTATTAAGACCTAATATTCTATAAATATCAGTCAATTGAATTATATCCCCTCACTTATTTTATATATCTTCCTTTAAATCAAAGGTGGAGCTACCAAGGATTTGCACCTTGGATAATAGACTTTAAGAAGTTATCAACTTCTCAGAGTCGCCTTTGGCTACTATATTAAACCCTGATTAAAAGGTTTATGTCTATCTACACTCAACAGAGTCTACCTTTTCCTCCATAGCTCCATAAAAAAGGCCTCGGTCAGACCCTATTGTTATCTACCCGATGCAAATGCATCCTGCCGAATAAGATAGATAAACCAAACGGATGGCACAAATTTTCAATAGTTATACCATCCGCTCATTTCCATTCAAGGAGAACAAAAATCCTTAAATCAGTGGGACGGCGGATTAAATATGCAAACACAACCGTCCCATATTAGTTAAACCAATGCTTACTTGACTACTGATATCATCTTTCAGCGTTTTTCGGCAATTACAATTCCTTAGAGGAGTTCCGGATTGCTACTCCTAATCTACTGCATACTACCGTCCACTACTTTTATTTTGCGCTTAGTGGTCATGCGACTTGTTTATAAACCAAAGCAGTCAATACCGGTCTGTACAGGTTGGGGATAGACATGACCAGAGATATTGACTGCATTTTTATATATGCTTGAAATAAGCCAAAACAGCCAGCACCGGCCTTCATCAACAGAACGGAATACCGGGGAATGGCTGGCTGTAAAATATTTGAAGTTAGTTATTGTTACCATGAAAAGGAAACCAAAAGGGTAGTTAGCATAAGACTAAAAACACTAACTACCCACGACATTATTTACCTTTAGGAGGATTTTAATATCTATTCTACGCAGACCTTTGAGATCCAACCTAACTTGGTTTTATACCAAACAATATTTTTATCTATAATTTTAATAGCTGCTCCGCCTTTTACTGTGCCATCAAGTGTATCTTCTGCCTTTCGAGGTTCAGTTCTTAAGGCTGCTCCTTGATGTAGTACAACGCCATCACCAACATATTTAGAATACATCCATCCTTTATCGCCTACACGGGTTGAAGTACTTTTCTTATCTTTACCTTTTATGACTTCGATATAAATATAATCAGCCCATGCTTCGAGAACTTCCAGTTCCGTACCGGGTTTCGCAGAATCGATAATCTCAGATTTTGCACTATGATTTTTTCGAACATTTGCCCATTCTTTAATTGTAATAGTCTCAGCTGCAAAAATTACTGATACCATAATTAATGTTAACATTAAAAGTTTTTTCATTTATTAATCTCCTAAATTATTTTTACTTATTATATAATACTTACATACTGATGTCAATTAATATCGATCATCATCCAATAAATAATCAATATTATTAGTACCAAAGGATTCTTGTATAATAGGTCCACTCCCTGATAATTCAGTCAATGCCCATACCAAAGCGTCAAGCCTGTTAGGTGATCTTCCTTGACCTGCATATGTAGTTAATTCTTCCTCTAATTTATAAAAATTTCCTACGTGATGTACTAATCCCTGAGAATACAAGGCAGCAATTGGTTCAGCCCTTATTAATTTTCCTCTTGAAGCATTTACATCTTTATAAAAAACCTTCTCCCCGCTTGGTACAGTTCTAATTGTTCTTTCAACCATTGCACCACCATAATTTTTTTCTGCAACCATTACATTACATTTATATTTTTCATAATTCTCTACTGCTTTTTTCGCCCATTGCTCAGGGGAGCCGTTTAAAGTTGCATCTTCAAGAACATAATAATGCTCCTCTTTTCTCGCACAAACCAAGATACCTATTGCATCAGCGGTACTGTCTTCTGCTCCATCATCTCCGGAAGGATCTACGCCAATTACTATCTCAGTCACATCTTTTGGCAATTCCATCACTCGATATTTATCGATAATATCCTCATCCCATAAAGCACCTTCGATTTTATATTTTTCCGGATCTTGCATATATTGACACCAGTAAGTCCTTTTATGGCTCATTAATGATTGCCTATGTTCTTCGGAATGTTTAGCTATCCAAAGCCAACCGTTAGGTAAATTGTGTTTAATTGGGATACCAAATTTATATTCAGGGTTATATTCTTGGTCACGATCAATAAATACAGGAAGATTTAAGTGATGCCATTTTTCACCGCTTCCGCCCCTCAATAAATACCCTGTTAAGTCGTTTTTATGTATTCTTTGGTGTATCACAATTATTGGCACATTTTCATTTGCTAATCGTGACTTAATAGTTTCATTAAATCGATTATTTACCTTCTTTCTCTCTTCATAAAGAGCATCGTCTGGCTTAACCGGGTCGTCAATAATTAATGCTCCGCTAAATCCCTTATCCATGTGACCAGCTCTGAAACCTGTTACCTGCCCTCCTGCAGAAGTTGCATATACCCCACCTCCCTGTAAAGTCCACCATTTTTTCTTAGAATCTGAATCTTCCTTAATTTCGATGTTCCACATCGCTTTATATATGCCTGATTTAATGATATTCCTTGCTACAGAAGAGTTTTCGAGGGCAAGGCTATCAGAATACGATAAATGCAGGAAACGTGCCTTAGCGTTCAAGGATAAGCCTCGTGCTATAAAATTTATAACAGCCAGCTCAGTTTTCGTATATCCGGGAGGAACGTTGATAATTAATCGCTTAATATCGCCATTTATAACCCTTTCTAATGTATCTTGTATTAACTTATGATGGGGCGATATAATCATTTTACTGCTATATCTCTGTTTAAAGAAATAACGGGCAAAATAAAGGCCGTCAATTTCACATTCTAACTTTCTGACAGCATTCATTTCTTCAACAGTCGTCATGTTTAATCATCTCCTCCCTTATCCTCATATAATCATCTTTATTAATATTGCACACTACTGAGGCAACTTTAGCTTCAATATTCGTTACAAATGAATGATTAAATTTCCCGATCAATTCGATATATTCTTTTCTCGTTTTAAAATCAACTTGATTTTCTTTGTGATACTCATACCTCTCATTTCCGTATTTATTATTACCGATCTTCTCCTGATGCACTTTAGTCACAAAAGCGTTAGTGCCTTCATGGAGTTTCTTTGCTATATACTCTTCAGTTAATCCGGCCTTTTCAAGGGCTAATTGAAGCGAATTTCGTGGTTTCCCGTGGACTTTACGATATAAATCACCTGATTGAACAGTTGCTTCAGCATACCCAGCCTGCCTGCCTGCATCGGCTATTGTCATTGTGGGATTCTTTGCAAGGAGGTCGAAGAATTTGGCCTCTCTTGGGGTCAATTTCCGCTTCTTCTTTTCTTTATTGAATAATGCCATAAATTAAATCTGTGTAAATTTACATGACTTATACTGCTCACATATTTCTTTTATCTTAGGTACCATTTTCCAATCTTTTTTATCAACTGTTATAGCGATTTTAATTATATTATCGTCCTTATCAGATCCGGCACCTGTGTCTTTGAATTGTTTCCAGTCAAAATTCATAAGTGCAATCTGCCTATCAAGCTCTTCCTGTGAATAAGGCATAGTTACTTCAAGGTCTTTTATATCAATTTCTTTCTGTAAATCAGATATAATCTCAGCTAATTTTATATTGTCAGTCTCAAATTTAGTCTCATTTGTCTCAATAGCAATTCTTTTAGCCTGCAGCTCTGAAATCTCCCCGAAGTCATACGCCATTACTTTGGCCATATTGAGCTTATTAAATACATCAAGCCTATGGTTTCCGTTTAATACTTCCCATTCATATTTGCCTTTTATTCTTCTGATAAGGATATTTTCGACCTGACCGTTCTTTTTTATCTGATTAAGGAGCTTTTGGGACAGTTCCTCATTTTCTGTCTTATAATTCCAAGCAGCTTTTTTTAAAAATTTAATCTCTATTTCTTTCCATTCTCCCATACGATTCCTCTCTTTGTCCATAAGTCGGTATAATACTTTTCCATCAATGAAAATTGTTCTGCGCTATAAATTGCTGTATAACCCTCAAAATTACCCTGTAAGCTAACCTGTTTTAATAACTTAACTGGCAGCCTCCTCACAACAGCTTCTTTATCTACATGGGTTGCGATTCGTTTTAATCTACCATTCTTGAACTCGAATACTTGTCCGAATCTCTCCGAAGATACCCAGCTTGAGCTATCAGAGGAGAAAAAAGGGTACTTATTGAACATATCATCCTTTGTTACGCCCAAAGCGTGTACTTTGACCTTATCTATCTGCTTCGTATCAAGCAAGTATCTAAAAAATCCATTCAGATAATTTTTATACCTTACATCATCTGAAGTCTTAAAATTTGCCGTCCAAGATATCGCTATATAAGGATATATATCAATAAAGGCTTGGATTTGCTGCAGACTCATTTTATCAGATACGATTCCTATAGTCGGTATACCTTCTGAGGTTAATGCTTTAAAATTATCTAATTGTTCTTCATAAGTGCCTTGATCAAGGGTGAAAAAATAACTACAAGAATCAATATTCGCTTTACAAAAGTCTATATATTTATCCAAGGGCAATATTTCATCCTTCTGCCTTGCAGTAAATACTCCGCTATCAATAACAATTTTTTTATTTATTTTACTACATAAGTCCTTAATGATACTAAATCTATCACTCTGCTTTGACTTAATATAATAATATGAGATTAAAATATCATTCTTTACTTTAGTATTTTTGAGCAAAAATTCAGTTCTTTTATCTAGATTTGTTGCCAGAAATATCTTCATACTGAATTATACTCCTGAAGTACTGAATTGCTTAATCTTAATAACCTTAATGTCCTTGAAACTAATTCTTTAGTCGTCTTTTGCAGGTTATAAGTTTTCTTCTGCGTATCTAAATGAAAAGCTAATGCCTTGCTGGCCATATAAACCTTTTTATCGTTTTCTTTTAAAATTTGCCCTGCGATCCAATCTTCCCCTAATGTAGTTTCTTTCTCTACTTCAGGGAATATATCAATATCTAATTTCTTTTTATTAAATAAAGTGTTACCTAAATCAAGATGTATCCTTTCAAGTGAAAAATCAGTCTCATATATTGCAAAAGGATTATTGCTTTTTTCTTTTGTCGGCTCAATCGAATAATCTTTATAACTATGTCTGTTAGAAACATCGACTTTACAACCTACAACCGCAGCACATCTCCTGTACTTAATTGTTTTCACTAATTGATATAGGCAAACAGGCATATAATATACATCACTATTTAAAAACCAAATATAATCTGACTCAACACTAATCATTTGTCTGTACATATTAACCATACCAGTGTCTTTGTCAATTCTTATCTCAACCTTAATAAAGTTTGCTCTAAGTAAGGCGATCACTTGTTCAAAATAAAATTCAGAAATATTTAATATATTTCCCTGTACAAAAATAACTACTTTTTTAGGTTTTAATATCTGCCCTGCAAGTGAAGATAGAGTAAGTAAGGTTTCTGCCCCTACCGATCGCAATCCGACTACTGCTGTTGCCATTAAATTAGCCCCATTAATTGTAAATATCGCTCAACTGACTTATCATAATACTCAGGAATTTTTAATAATTCTTTATCGAAAATAGAGTGCCTATCAATAACCTCAGCTGCACTTTCTGCACTTCTTGGCTCATATAAATACTCTGCTGGTAAGTATTCAGGGAAACTACGATACTTTGGGTAAATAGGAATGCAATGATAAGTCAAACTTTCAAGTAATGTCCAACTAAGCCAATCTTGGTAAGCTGTATTTAACTGATACTTTGACTTCATCAATTCATTGTAGTATTGTTTTTTTGTAAGACCGGTTTTAATTGTGATAATACCTTTCTTTTCCGCAGCTTTAAATTCCTTAACAATAATTGGCCTATTTGATCGCAATTCCTTAGCAGAGGTCGTAATAACAAATTCATACCTAGATTTAAGCATTTCTGCGATTCTAAGCACTAGCATAGGATTTTTCTCGGAGTCTAATCTTGATGTATATATAATTTGATTTTTCTTTGCTGAGACGTTCCTAGGGGCAAATTTGAGCAACTCCTGAAGATTATAGGGCAATCCTCCGAAAAATACGTTTTTTAGACCAGCTTCTGTACATAAGTCGATTAAATACTCACTTGTACAAAAAACGCCTGACATATAATTAGATTGACCTATTTCGTAATGCCTCATCCAATTTTTCATTTTATATGTAAAGTCATACTTGTCAACTGACTGGGCATGGAGCATTGCATAAATTTTGATACTAATCCCCAGTTGACTACATATATAAGGAATTGCCTCAATGCCGGGTGTCCAAAAATCATCAAGGTATAATATATCCCCATCTTTAATTTTTCCTGACTTAATCAATTTAACTACTTTTGCAATCTGAGTCAGCGAATAATAACTCCGATTATAACAATCTAATACTTGACCATTTCTAATATCTTTCCCTAATGACTCTCCCTCTACTCTCATAAACTTAATTTTATATTTTTTGAGCTTACTTTCAAACCATCCATTTTTTGAACTTAATAATATAGTGTACCGCTCCTTATAAGGCTCCAAAGGCAAATAAACTAACATACTTCTGCTCCATTTTCATTATCTTCAAGTACTGAGCAATAAGATAGTCTAAATTTATTAAACAAATTACTTGCAATCAATTCACAACTTGCTGTATCCCAAGAATTACTTTTTAAATATTCAAGTATTTTTCTCTTCAAACTTATTATCTCAATCTGTCTCTCTGTATGCTCAACTTTTTTCTTACAAGTAATATAAAATATATGTCTATGAGGATATTTCAAATACTCTACTTCAGGCAAATTGCATTCTGGCCATCTATGTATAGCCTCAAATTGTAACTTCACTATAATATTGATCATTTTACTAATCCTATGAACTCTGTCCTTGCTTCTTTCTTTTCAAGGAATACGCCCTTTAAGCTAGATGTTACCATTTTACTTTTTTGTTTTTCTACACCTCTTGAAGTCATACAAAAATGCTGAGCCTCAAGGATACATCCAGCTCCTTTGGCATTAAGCGATTCCATTATAAAACATGTAATTTGCTCCCCGATTCTTTCTTGAATTTGGAGGCGACGAGAAAACACCTCAAGCAAACGGGCAAGTTTTGATACTCCGAGTACTTTGTCTTTCGGAATATATGCAATATGAGCCTTCCCAAAAAACGGTAACATATGATGTTCACAAGTAGAATAAAATTCAATATCCTTAAGCAACACCATTTGATTATATGTTTCCTTATCGAAAACTTTAAGTAATTTTTTAGGGTCTTCATTGTATCCTCCATATAATTTTTGCCAAGATTTTCTTACTCTCTCAGGCGTTTCTTTTAAACCTTCTCGATTAGGATTTTCTCCGATAAATTCAATCTGCCTAATAACTGTATCTTCAATATCGTTTTCTTTTTCCCAAGGGAATTTTATCCAACCCTCAATCTTTTCTGCATAATACGTGACTTCATTTTCTTTGTTATTCTTTACTAATAAAACTGCTTTATCATTATCATAGTTAGACAAAGTTTTACCGCTATCAATAATATCATCAACTATTAAACTATGTGACTTTAAATAATTGGATATAGGAATCTGTAGAATATTACTTAATACAACTGCTACAGGATAACCTCCCATTGGAACAGGCCATATCTCAGAATATTTTTTACCTGAGTCAATTATAGTACCTGCTAATTTTACTGTATGGAGATCAATTTCTGTATTTGTAAGCTTAACTTGCATTCTGGATACTCCTTAATTATCCTAACACATTTATCTATATATTCTTTTTTATTGCTTTCTGATTGAAGATAAATATCAAAAGCATACTTAAAAGAATCCATTATTCTATCTATGTTAAATTTTTCTCCAACTATATACTTAACTTCATTTGTAAAAAAAGGATAATAAGAATAATCATTTTCTTTTTTCGGCGAACAGGTTATCCAGTCGGCTATTATTTTTTGTGTTCCATTAGTTTCAACTTGTACATAATAACCTCTTTCTTTTAATTTAAGAATAAATTGATTTATATTAGGCACAATTCCCGGCTCGCCTCCAGTTAATACAATATGAGAATATTGCTCATATTTTTTAATTTCTTTTATAATATCGCCAAATGTCATTAATTTGAAAGTTTGATGTTTAGTATCACAAAAAGGACAACTTAAATTGCAGCCTGAAAATCTTATAAAGATTACTGCTTGACCAGTATAAAATCCTTCCCCTTGGATTGATATGAAAATTTCATTAATTTTATAATTCATAGATCGCAATATTCTTTGGTGTTTCTGCTACTGAAATTTTAATATTTTGTACTTTAAATTTATCTTTTAATTCATTCGCCCAGTACCATGCTAAATGTTCTGCTGTAGGATTTGATTTTAATTCCTTTGGTAGCTTGTCATTTAAATAACAATGATCAAATTGATTAAAATATTTTTTAATTTCACTAAAATCAATTATCATGCCATTACAGATTGTTTTATCATTTTTGATTTCTATATCAATTTCCCATCTATGACCATGTAAATTATTACACTTGCTTTCGTATGGTAGCTCTAATTTATGAGCAGAATCTATTGAAACATGAGTTTTAATTATCATTCTGGTATCCTTAAACTTATTGGTTCAAAAAATTTTATAGGTTCAGCACGTTCTACTTTATCTGCTAAACTTTTATAAGTCGATAACAACCTGTCCTTTTGCGGATGATTTTGCCAATTTGATTCTCTTTTTTTAAATGGAATTAAATCAAATTTAAATCCAAGGAAATTATATAAGCGATTTAAATCTATTTTGCTTAAAGTCTCATACTTAATTGCCACAAAAGGAAATCGCTGAGGTTTATACCACATATCAAAATTTTCCTCTAACCTCAATGTATCTTTATCATAAATTTTATGATGTTCCAATATATCTGCATTGTGATATTTATAAAATGCTTCCCAAGGAGAATAAATTTGGTGTACATTTTTATGAACTTTATAATCAAATTTTTCCAAAGCACTGACTATAATATTCATAGGACATCCGAACATATATACTATTTTCATATAAGGTGCTATATTTGGGGGTGGAAAATCATGAGTTTTATAAAGAGTATTTTTATTAAAATTAATATCTCCGAAATTATAAAAACTATGAAAGTTAGAATAATTTTTTATAACGCTATTGCAGAACCACCAAGAACCGCATCTGCCTAAACTTGCATGTATTAAAGCATTTTCCATTAATTTTCTCCATATTTATTACTTATCACTTCACTCAATCTTTTTGAAAATTCATCTGCTCCAGCTTTTTTGCCTGTCATAAACCCTTCATTTCTTCCTGCATGCCAACCTCTCTCATATCCTAATGTATACATATCACCTTTGATAGCATTTAATTTTTCAGTCCATTTTGAATGATTAGTTTTTCTTAAAATCAAATACCAAAGTCTGTAAATAAAATTAATCGGGATTGGTGCTATTTCGCTTCCCAAATAACTAGGAGAAGGCCCTATAAGACCATACCAAAAAGGCATACATTCTCCTTGTCTAATTGTTTTAACCATATAACCCCTCGAATTTATATATTTTAACTCCATTTTCAAAATGAATATAAGAATATTCTTTCTTACCATGACCGCAGCAGGCAGCAGTTACGCCCGGCAAATGTCCAAGACAAGCATCTTCTCCATTTTTATTTGGCTCTTTTCCGCATTTAAAACATCTTCTCTCTTTACCGCCAAATTCAGGAGTTGGTTCCCAGTCATCTTCAAATAACCATTTGTCATTTACATATACGATTGGATACCCTCTATGAAAAGCACGAGCTGAAATTTTATATTTTTTAGCATTTTTTAATTTTATTAAAGATTTTTTCATAAAACCTAATGTAGTAATTACACTTATCATTATGGTAGTTAAAAAAAAAATTATAATCATTTTTTATCCTCCAGCATTTTTAAAAATAAATCGCTGGTTGAAGTCACTCCATAATAATTGCTGGCTTCAGCACATAATTCTTTAACTTTAACATAATCTTCCCGGGTATATTCAAGAATGATTTTTGCTAATTTAGTACTTGCTGCCCGAGAAGGTCGGGGATCGGCCTTTGGATTATCTTCTTTAATCTCTTTCGCTGCCAATTCCTGATCCATTTTTTTTGCTATATGACTAATATCAATATTCATTGTCTCCTGAATATTAGTTATATTATCCTGCAAGTTAGGAAAAATTTCCTTTAATTCTGCATGAAGTTTTTTGTCATCAATATCGTTTGATTTTAAAGAATTATCAATTACCCGTAATCTTTTTTGCTTATCTTCTGGCAAATCTGAACAGTCATCAACTTCAATAGTCATATCTTTATTAATTTGCATGAGGGCAGACCATCTGGAATGACCATATACAATTATATTGTCTGAACCAATACCGATTTTTTGTCTATATCCAAACTCTTCAATTGATCGCTTAATTTTTTCTATTTGTTCCTCAGAATGGATCACATAATTTTTCTCATATGGGACTAAGTCACATACTTTTATTTCTTTAGTTTTTCCGTGTTTAATTTCTTTCATAATTATCTCCCGTAATTTTTTTAATAATTTTTTAATCATTTATTCCCCATCTTTGTCACTCATTTCAACCATTGCTTTATCAAAAGATTTTTTATCTACTCTTAATACAAATTCAAAATCATTTATATAAAAAGCATAAAATTTATCAAAAGATACCACTTTTGAAATATTCAATGGTCTTAAGTCACATACTTTTACGCCAATTCTATATTCATCTATAGTTTTTTTATCAATATCTAATTTAATCATTTTGGCAAACATCCTTGACATTCTGGCGTGTCCTTAAACCTGCTTTCATTACAAATTCCTTCTACCATTTTTTTACTTCTTACATATTCTTTAGGATTAAAGCATATATTCCAAATCAATCTTGATAAAAGATTTTGAGGTGCAGCAAAATCTCCGGTTGCAGCAACATATATTTTAATTGCCTTATCCATAAGCATAATATCTTTTTCTGATATTTTAAACTTCATTTTTAACTTCCTTATATTTTTTTAAAAGCCAATCAATTCCATTTTCAAATTTTTCAAAACTTTCTGATTCTCGGAATTCATGCCCAACATGGTTAGGGACAATATTATATCCAAAATAAAAATCAATAGGGCCATCCCATAGAGATTGAATTTTAAAATTGATTTCAGTTTTCCTGTGCAACTTATCTATTTCTTTTAGTTTATTTTTATTAAAAATAGAATTAATTTCTTTATTTAATGCTTTTATTTTTTTTTTAACATTTTTAGTTACCTCTGTATTATGCAGTGTTTTTAAAATTTTTTTACTAGGAATATCTGGAATTTTAATTTTCTTAATATCTTTAGAATTTAACTTTTTAACCATCTAAGTCCTCATAGCTGAAATTAAAATTTTCGTGAGCAATAATTTCTCGACCGTCATCAAATAATATTCTACGAGTTCTTTCTTCATTTTCATCTCGATAGGTAATCTTTTTAACTCTGCCTTCCCAGACTCTGCCTGAAGAATTGCTTTTTAATTTAATATATTTACCTTCCAATGATTTAGTTACTTGATTTATTCCCGGCATTTTTTTCCTCCTCATATTTATACCAAAGCTTATCTAATATTGGCTTAAGTGTTGGGACACCTATTACCGCATTCATACTATTTTTAGTTAAACAGTGAGAGCACTCATACCACCATCCTTTAGTTTCTATATCTCCCTCTTTCTCAATTAATTCATTTAAATCCTGTTTCCATTTTTCAAAAGGTATCCCAAAATCTTTTGTATAAGTATCTAAGTCAAACATTATTTTTTTTGCTCCTCTACTTTAAAATGTTTTATTGATTTTAGCATATCATAAGGCACTACAATGACTTTATTTTCTTTAAATATTTTTTGCAAACTATCATTTATATTATCTATAACTGATCTATGATAATCCCTTCCTAATTCAAAAAGCAAAACTTCTCCGGGTTCTACTTTAATTTTTGCGACTTGTTTAATATCAATTTCCATTACTTCCCCTTTTTAATTCTCCAGCATTTAAAATGTAAATGCGGTTGCTCAATTATCTCCATTCCTACAAAGTCAGGTTTAAATATATCTCTAAGTTCATTTTCAATTTCAAATTTAGCATCATGGATATTTCTTTTGCAAGTCCTCACTCCTCCCCAACTAACGCACTCATGCCATATCCCATAATAAAAAGAATCGTCTTTTATGATTTTATATTTCTCTCCCACTGCTACAATTTCAGCATTATTATAAAGATGACAAATATTGCAATCAGCCATTTGTATACTCCAATCGTAATTTTTTATTATACTCTACAAACCATTTTCTTAGATCATCTAACCATTGGTCTTTAGTTAAAAATTGTTCTCCTTCAAGATTACGCCAGTATTTTGGATCATTACTTAATTCTTCTGGTGTCTTAATATTGCTTTTTCCTTTCATCTTAAATTAAATATTATTTTTTTTTAAATATAACATATGAATTAAATCCAATTTTTGTATATACAGCATCATTAGTCATTGGATCATTTTTAAATTTATATTTTCCTTCTGGTATAATAGCCCCTAAGTCAGTTTTTATAATGCGATAAATTTTATAAGTGTCCGACCAACTATCAGTAACAATATGATGATCAATATTTTTAATAATTCCTTTATATTGATATTGTTTTTGAGAACAACTATATAAAAATAATATTAATATTAATAAAATATACTTTTTCAAATTATACTCCCTAATTGTTCGCTATATTTAAATATATTACTAAAAACATTTTTCCCTCGTAAAATCAGCGGCATTGTCATATTACGAATATTATCAGCATATTGAGAATGATTCATCCCTATTGCTATGGTATTGGTTTTAAAAAAAGGTTCTATAGGAGAGTTCTGCCACCAGACGTTTTGCTGAAAAGGAAATTGAATTGGCAAAAATATTTCCGGATCAACGAATCTCATATGCTTAGGGTTTTCATAGTGCATTTGACCAACCATATGTTCACCAAACCAGACGCCTTGATGTCTCGGGTAATGAGTTTGATTAGGTGCAGCTCGTAATTGTTTATTAATCCAATCAAGACATATTCTCAAAAATTCACTGCCTTGATTAGCAAAAAAATAACCGTTTAATATTCTACCTGTCCTTCGCCATCTCATACAAATAATATCTGCTTCTTGAAGATTTTCAAAAGTTGAATTCATATCTTTTAACATTACCGTATCTGCATCCATCCAGCAACCGCCGTACTTATAAAGTAAAGCGACTCTTAATACGTCAATACGCTGAGATATTGGCCGTAAGTTTGCCCAATTATCAGCAAGGTCTACACCTTTAATATAATCTCTGACATTGCCTTGAGTAATAAAATGACTTTCAACACCACATCGTTTCTCAATTGATTTTAAGCAGTAATTAATATAAGGGTATCGAGTCCCTTCCCAGTAATAAAAAATCTTTTTAGGTATCATATCAATTTAACATTCATAGGATCAGATTCAATTGTATTTTTGTATAAATCAATCCAACTATAACTTGTACACCGAATGCAATTATTAACATTTTTATTAATTTCTTTTAGCATTGCAATGTGTTCTGCTCCTCCCCATTTACGCCTAATTGCCTCAAGCCCTTCGTCAATAAAATTACCTAGATTCATATTAGGTTTATAAACAGACCATCTACGATCTGGACAGGGTGCAACCATGCCATTTGCCATCCAAGTTGAACCAAGAGGAGTTGTCATACATCTTTCAATTACTCGCTTTTTAAAATCAGGAGTAAACTTTTCACGAATACCATATACATTAAACTCACGTTCTCTTTCTAATCGTAGACCTAATTTAATTTGTTTCTCGACTTCTTCAACATCAATTTTTTTTGATTCTTCTTCGGGCAATTCACAAGGTCTTATTTGAAAATGCCTTACCCCGATTTTACTTGCTAATTCAATACCAGAATAAATCGCCTTATAATTATATGGTGCAATTAAATACTTGTATCCTATATCGTGATTAAGGTTATATTCTTTACAATAGTCATACATATATTTAATATTATTTATTATTTTATCAAAGGTGCCTTTAGGGGTATTAGAAAATGCCTGATGAGATTCAGAATCCCCGGCATTAATTGACCAACCAGACCAGACACAAGTTCTTGCTACCTCTTCAAGTAGATGTTTATTAAAATATGCTCCATTGCTTACGAAACCTACTTCAATATTCCATCTGTTACAAAGTCGTAAAAAATCAATTAAATCCCTATGAGGATACATTACCGGATCGCTGTGATGCCCGGCAAGGCAAATTGACTTCACTCCCCATTTATTATAGAACTCTGGGATTTGAAATAAAATATCTCTCGGGATATATGCTTCCTCGCTTTGATCTTCAAGATTACTCATACAAGGTTTACAATTAAATCCTTTGCCGCATAATTTTTTGTCCTGAGTACCTTGACAAATATCAAGAGCAATATTAACCGGGGGAGCAAAATTTCCAGTTTTAATTTTTTTCATTCTCTCATACCAACAAAGTACTTTAAATTTTTGAAAAGGGCCATACTCATCAGTTAATATATTTGTATTTTCGCTCATTTTACTACCACCACCTTAACACCGCTTTCAAAAAACACTTGTTCAAACTCTATATCATATTCTTTGCATATCTGCATATGAGCTAAGCTTTCTCCGATTGTATATTCTTTTGCACCTTCCCATTGAGGATGAGTGAAGTCTCCCCAATCATCATATCTGATAACAGTACCTTTTACTAATAATTTTTGATTAACCATATATTCTAAAACTTGAAAAGCAGATTTATATATATCAACATCAATTGATACAAATAAAGCAGGTTTAAATTGTTTTTCTTTTGCCAGTTCCGGAGTTAATGTATTTTCATAAAATCCTTTTACAAATTCAATTGGCCTATCAGTTAAATCTTTTACCAAATTAATTAAATAAGGCACAACTTCATCTTCTTTTTTACCAAGCAAACTTTGAGCATTAAAAGCACCTTTATGCCAAATATCAGGCCGGAATAAACCTTTTGTCTCTTCTGGCAATCCTTCGAAAGAATCAAAACCAAAATACCTATCATACTGAATAAGATTTTTTGTAAAGCCCCTTAATATCTGCCCAGTACCACCCCCGGTGCAAACTCCGAATTCATAAATATCTCTATCCATAGAATCAATATTTTTTTTCTGGATATAATCAATTATTGCGTCCATTCCTATTAACATTTTTTACTCCTACCTAATTATATATTCGTTATCCTCATCTATCTCAACTTTAAGGCAATTAACAATACCGTATAAAGGAGAATCAGGGAATTCTTCAAGCTCAAATTTATTATGAGCGATTAATAAATATTTACAATCAAAAAATCGATGCTCTGAAGCATACTCAAGGGAACCGAAACCACTTTCACTTATCCCCCAAGTTGATATAAACATGTCAGGATAATGATTAATATTTCCAAGGAAGGGTAGAGCCACAAGATTAATACCTTGATATATTGGATGCTTAGGACTTGTGATAACATTAACTTTAATTTTTTTTGAAGCAAAATATCTTGCTTGTAAATAAGTCATTATTGGAATATCGACCATGATATAAGTATTAATATTTTGATACTTTCTTTTAATTATTTCAGCCATACGGCCAAGGCCACCGCCCCATTCAATTACCATTTTTGATTTCTGGAAACCTTCACTAAGCATATTATAATTTTTAATATGCTGTAAATATTTTTTAGTATTAGCAACCATCTCAAATGTATCACCAATTATAATAGTTTCGTGTAATATCTTTAAAGCTTTCTCTAAAGCCTTAGAACGTTTTTTCCAAAATGGAGTAAGTAATTTTGGATCGAATTTTTTATTTAAGTATGTGAAAAGTTTCATACTATTTGTTTGACCCATGATCCATCTTCATATCTTTTATCATAACCGCCTAATTCTTTTTCAATTACATCACTTACAACTAAATCTCCAACATCGTGACCACATATGAAACCATCAGTTTTAATTTTATTTTTCCAGTGTGATAAGTCATAAGTGACACCTTCCCGAGTGTGATCGCCATCTATATAAATTGCATCAACTTTATCTTGAAAAGAATCATAAAATTCCTTACTAGTGCATTTAAACATTCTGACATTTGGGTAAGGCATTAGTCTTTTAGTTGCTATTTTTTCAGCTTGAATTAAATTGTCTTTTGTTTCTTGAGTTTTCAAATATCCGTCTGCATAAGGATCGATAGTTATAACTTCTCTGCAAGTCAACGCAAATAATACTGCTGTCACCCCTTCATAGGTTCCTATTTGGATTACTCTGAATTCAGGAGAAAAATTTTCTTTAATCAACTGATATAATCCTCTGGAAAAATTACCTTCCTCATTTGCGTGATCTGCCATTCGAGGCATATTAATTATTATTTCTATTTTTTTATTTATCATTTTCAAATTGTCTGAAGAAATTATAATAGATATAATCTTCTACACTCCCATATAATTTGCTAGCTACCTCAAAATTTTCTTTAACTGAAGCCATCATATTATTATATAGCTCTTCATTAAGACCATCAAGTATTTTTTCTAATTGATCAATCTCTCGCCATAAAATCATTCCCTTAGCATTAAAGTATTGTTTTATGAAACCATTATTCCACATAATAGGAATTGTGCCAGTTAAAAAGCAATCAAGCAATTTGTCAGTCCAATAATCTTCAATAATTTCATTCTCAATTACAATAGCAAATCGATGTTCTTTGAATGTTCCAGTTGATAGTCATAATATTTGTAAGCTCTGCCATATATGGAATTTATTTTATCTTTATATTTGGCAATTACTTGATGCCTTAATCTATGCCCAACTGTCCAATCTTTTTTGCTTGCGATAATTTGAACATTTTTTTTCTTAGAATAAATTTTCCAATCCTTTGCATAAATATAAGAACCGCCCGGTGTCCACCAAATTACTTTCCAATTATTTAATTTAAATCGTTGAGAATATTTGTGATCAAAACAAAATATATAATCAAATTTAGAACCATATTTAATTAATAAATCCTCATAACCATATTTATGAATTGAAGCTGGCTCTAATGGCCATGCTACTTTAATAGCACCATTAAATTTTGGATCATTAACTTTCTCATAACATCTTTCTGTGAAACAAATTATTTTACATCTCTCTGGAGTATCCCTGATCCATTCAATTTTTTTTGGAGGTTCGTATCCAGTATAATGACTAGGATTTTTTATATGTTCAAATTCTAAATCAACTAAACCTATTTTCATCTTTGCTCGCTTTCAAACTGATATTTCCAATGGACATGTGCCTGCCGTGGTTTAAGTTCATATATTTTTTTCTTACTGATTCGATTAAAATCAAGCCATAACTGATTTATTTCTTCAATAGTCTGACCAGTGCCTTTCATGTTTGGATTATCATTCTGTCCAGTAGTATTAGCCATTAATGAAATTAATTTAGGTCGTTTAAATGAAACCATCCAAGGCTTGGTCATGTCTCTGTTAGTGTTCAATGCATTTTCTAATTCATAAGGATTATTAAATTCTTTATCTTTAAGCATTTTAAGTAACCATCTTTTTTTATAAATATTAGAATCGTAAGGCTGAGGATAACCATACGCTGTCCTCCTATCGCACTCAGTCCAATTCCAAGAGATAAAATTTGATGACTCCCAATATTTAAACGGTGGAGGAATAACTTCTAGCTTGGCAGGCAGACAATAATTAATATAACAACCCATCCTCAATGAAAATGCTACATGGTCTTCCGGTAAATTAAATTTTTTAGTAGAATAAATTTCAAAATCAACTCGATCAATAAATACATTATCATCTGAATTCATTAAAATATATTCTGTTTTTGATTCCCTGATTAATTTTAATAAATCTTCCTTGTAGTTTTTTTCTTCGCACTCAATCAGATAATCTTGACCAATATCAATATTAAAATATTTTGAAAAAAATTTATCATACCCTTTTTTATAAAAATCATTATCCGCACGCCATAAAATTTTTGTCTGCTCACATTTCTGAAAATGATCATCTGTTGAGCTAACCAATAAATCTAATTGAGCTGCCCGATTATAACTAGATATTATTTGCGTTACTTTCATTTTATATTCCCTAGAAAGGATTCCTATTCCATTTCTTTTTAAAATATTCGTGGTTATCTTCCCATCTAAAATCAGGAGTTCGCCACACTTCATTATTTAAATGCACTACTTCAACTTTTTTATAAACTCCAGTTTTACAACCGGGAAAAGTCGTGCATACTGCCATTATAAAATCCGCATCCTCTGCAACTGCCTTTTTATAATTAACATCAAAAGGAATGTTCCTTGGTACAGTCGGATCGGTTCTAACTGCCTCCCAAGTATTTCTTGAAAAGACGATACAGGCAGAAGGCAAAATAAAATTAGGATTGATCCATAAATCATCTGTACATTGAGTAATTGATCCGGCATAAGAAATCATCGTACCGGGCGTTAAATTTTTAGTCATTAGTCTGGCCGATACGACTTTTAAATAATTATCTTTCTTTAAGGGTTCAATTAAATCAAATGCCCAGTTTTTAGGGAAGCGGGTAATATCGTCATCTATCATTACCACATACTCGCCTTTTGATTTTTGTAAAGCAGCATTTCTGTTTAAAGCTGCAGATTGATTTTCGCTTTGTATTATAATTTCGTAATCTCCTCCGAGAAGACTATTATCAATATCCTTAATCTGTTGTAATAATTGATTTCCTGGTCTTAATGTTGGTATGCAAATGCTTATCATTTCTCCCTCCCTTTTCTAAAAATTGTTTTAACTTAACATAAGTAGTTTGTAAATTAGCATAATCCACTGTAAGTTTTATTACTTCTTCAATAAGTTTTTTCTTACTAAATTTTTGTAATTTAAATCTATAATCATTAATGTGAGCTTGGACGTCCATTGTAATTCTCAATAGTTTTTATAACCTGCTTTTCATAAAAAAGTTTATAATTTATCTTAGGATAAAATTTTAAACTTAAAATCATAAATGCTATACTAATCATTATAATAAAAAAAATAAATATTTTATTTTTCATCACTGCTCATATACTCCCTTATTCTATTATCATTCAATATTAATTGATTGTTTAATAATATAACATTTTTCTCTTGCTGTCGCCGATCAAAATTTGTCTTATCAACTTCTCGCTCGTGGAAAAGATGTTCCCAAGCATCATAAAAGTATACTTTTTTTAAAATACCGTGTGCCATCATTTTGCTTGATGTGATCGAGAGCATCGAATCCTCTCCTCCCCAACCTAGAAAATTTTCATTATAGAGTTTATCTAATTTTAAAATATTCATATATTTTTCTAAGGTATCTTTCCTGATGGAAATATTGCCAACAAAGCGGTTCATTTTGTTTTCTCGTATACTTTTATTATTTTTCCCCAATAATTTTATATTATCCCATTTTAACATCTTTTCAAAAAAATACTCAGTAGATTCTTTGGTTAATTTTTCTCCTGATAATACAATCCATTCAGCGTTGCTTTTTTCAATCATATCAAATAAGTCAGGATTCATTACTAAATCAGCATCCCACTGTATAAAATAATCATAATTTTGATCCATTTTAGAAATAGCCTTATTCAGATATTTTGATTTATTGAATAATTTATCTCTATCTTCAATGTATCCTGATACAATATTTAAATTTTTAAAACCACTTGCATTATATTCTTGATTGCACATTGTATAAACATTAACATCGTGCTTTTGATCTCTGTTCGCAATATTAATATAAAATAAATTTCTGATTAAATATTTATATCTATCTTTACAAGTAATGACTATATTAAATTTCATTGCTCCTCCGGTTTTTTAATTGTATAACATTCTACGCCTTGATCATCATTGCCGACATTTTCACACATTCCATTCTCGCATTCTTTGCAGTTCGCATCTTTTTTTAAATAGGCTGGTTGACAATCCATTATATTATCACAACATGGAGCCATATTATTTATTCCACATCCACAAGGAACATCTGAGCAACAAAGCCCATCATAATTATTTTTTTCTAAATATTCTTTTATGATTTCAATTACTGTCATTGTATTTATCCCATATACTTTTTAATGTCTTATTTTGAGAATAACAATTATCCCATGGTTTATGCATACCGTGAAAATGATATAATTTGCATTTCTTATAATCACTATGAATGCAAGGCGGATGAGCTTTAAAGTTATCAGTTATACAATTTGCCGGAGCGTACCAAGTATCATCTAGTTGAAAAATATCATTATAACAGACCACATTGAGCGCAATTTGATCAGCTGTTTTATACTTAATAATAAAATCAATTAATTTTTTTGTAATTTCTTTTTGACGCCATTTCTTTAAATCAATTACCGCCTGACCAGAGTTGTAATTTGTATTATTAATATCGCAGTCGTAATTTATAAATGCTTCAGTTTCATCTACGTGACCTTGATAAAATATTGTCTTTCTAATTGAATCACCAAACTGACTTCTCACTAACCCGATCATTTTATCGCCTAAATCAATGTCCCATAATTCTTTTATATCAGCATTTAAGAGGCAATCAGGTTCTAAATAAATACATCGATCAATTTCAGGTATTTTGTCAGCAATTAACCAGCGAAAAAACATTGCCTTACTTTTTACTTTGTCCCTTTTAAAATCTTTGATTTCAGGAATATCTACATTTGTGATTACTTTAAAACCTCTTTGACCATATTCGGCTAAATAATAAGAATTAAAATTCCTTCCAGTTAAAATATAAATTTGAATTTGCTCTTTAGTCCAAGCTTTTATTGAGTTGATGCAATTATAAATTTTATCGCCTAATTTAGTATCAATACAAAAAACTATATTAATCATTGACCTGCATAATTTGTAAAGTTATTTTATTGTCGCTATATATCTCTAATAATTTCCTTATAAGCCAACTAAGAGATGATAAATTGTCTTTTTTTAATTTCTTTTTAACTTTTTCAATTATCTTTTTATCAAGACAAACTGAATATCTATTATGTGTTAAATTTTCTTTCGTTTTCATTTCTTATTATATAATTATTAAATACTAATGTCAATTGCCATTGAAATATTTTTGTAAAAATAATCTATACTCCTGATTATATCCCTGCCTAATATAAGTGATCGGCCATATCGCCCTAAATGCTAATTCAGGGTATTTTCTCATTCTTGACTCCATTCTTTCCGCTCTATATGTACTAATGTTTCCATATGACCTATGAGTTGTACAGTTGCAAGTATTGTGCATTAGGCAAGTATTAAAAACAGAATGAATAAATAACGGATAGCATCTTATTGCCCATTTTTCTTTATGCAACCTGTGCTGAATATCGATTTTATTTCCGGAGATATCTAATTCCCTTCCGCAAGCAGGACAAATATTATTTTGCTTATTGTAATGAAATAAATAAATTTCTCTATAATTTAACATTTTCATATTTTCTATAATTACCCGGCAATGACCAATCTTTTTTATTATTCCTATTTATTAATTTTTTTTCTTTCTCAACTTTGTCTTTATAAATTTTAATTTTTTCTTTGCATAAAATTAAATACTCAATCAACTCGGGATTATCTAAATTTTTTTTTTTGCAGCTTTCAGGAATCCCGGGAATTATTTTTTGTCGAAGATAACTAAAAAATGCTGTAGTACTAACATCCATAAATTCATATTTAAAATATAATGCTACATCAGTTTTGTATAACACACTTACTCCTGAATATAATATTTAAATGCCTTTTTTAAATAATTAGTTCTCCACTCGTGCTTATGTTTGAACTTCCCTGTATAGCCGCCGAATCGTGAAACAGCCTGAGTATAACAGCCATTGGCTTCATCTCTATAATCTTTTAAAACCTTTCCACCAACTTCGGTATTAACTCCGATATATTTTAATACATTTATTATGTTAGTCCCTTTATGTTTTTTTAATAATTTTTTATACCTTCCATTGCGTGCTTTGTAAACCTTGTCTTTATGGAAATCAACATTTACTTGATATAATCCAAAACAAGTATTATTAAAATTTATTGCCTTCCAATCAAACTCACTTTCTGCTTCGCAAATGCCGACAAAAAGTTTTATAGGATGATTATATTTATAAGCATTTATTCTTATACATTTTGCAATTCTTTTTTTATGTGGAACATCATACTTATTAATTATTGATTCAATAAAAATTAAGTCGTGATCAATTTTACTTTTTAAATTTAATTCGTCTCGATAAGCAAAAGCAGTAAATACAATTAATAATATTATTAATTTTTTCATTCGTTTCTCCTGCCCTGAAGTATACTCGATTAAGTTTATTTTTTCAAGATCATCAATTGTTCTTTAGTTTTAATGCACCAAGGATGATAAAAAAATTTTTCGCCGTCTTTTGTTTGATTGGAAACCATTTCTCTGACCTGATTCCCCTCATGATTTATATACATTCCAATCTCACTTTCGCAAAAATCGCAGACAGTAATTTCTTGACCACATCGTTTGCAAATTTTTTTAACCATTTGATTCTCTCCTTAAAATCCTATAAAAATCAATTGGTATATTAAAAATATCCTTATGACAATTATAGGCTAATTTATTATTTATAAAAAATTCTTTCTTTAAACTTTTCTCTCCGGCATCTAACATTGAAATTATTTTATCAATTAAAATAAAATGGACTTGTTTAATTTTGTTAGGCAACCAAGTATAAATTGCAATTAAACCAAAGGAACCAATTCGGCTATTTACATCAACTAAATTTTCAATCTGATGTTCTGCTATACTGCTCAGACTAAATGATCTATAATCATTTTTTAATTTCATATACTTACCTTCAATAGCAATACAGAACCCTGCATCTTCTACAGCAAAAATATCGTAAGGCTTTTCCGTCATAAAGCGATTGTCTCCACCCGGTATTCCAGAGTCGGGGATTTTATTACAATGCCAATCAATATTTCGAAAACTTCGTACAAGTATCGAATTAAAATTAGTCTCTCTCATTATTTATCCTCATTTGGTGATTCTGGTAGTGGCATCCAGTGGGTTACCTCATAATCATCATCCCATTCTGGGGCAAAACATGTTATATCACCATAACAATTTGCCCATACCCATCCTGACGTCTCATTTCCATTTTCATCAATAGCGCCATCTATATATTGATATTCAAAAACCATAATTTCATTATTTGTACACTGTGGAGTAATTCCAAAAACTATTTGATTTTCTTCAGGCAATCTATCTTTTACACTTATCCATTCCATTATTTACTCTCCTTAGATATCTCAATATCAACTAACTTTTGAAATTCAGGCATTATATTTAATTCTATTCCAGTAAAGTAATCATCAACAACGCATTTAATAATTTTGTTTTCATCATTCAGCAAACATTCAATATATTGTCCTTTGAAATGAATACCTATAATTCTATGCATCATTTATCCTCCTTTAATGCTTCTCTGGCTTTTTTACCAATATCGTTATCAATAACACTATACCCATAACCAGTATCATTTATATAATAATCCTTTTTACTATAAAACTCTAAGGCTTCTTTCATTTTTCTATTTTCTTTTTCAAGTTCTGCTATGCGTTCTCTCATTGCCTCTATATTGCTTTTAGTTTCTCCCAAAACAACGCCTAGCTCTATTAGTTTTTTATTTATTAAATTCATCATTTATCCTCCTTTGACCTCAAACATAATATTCCAGGTAAACAGATTGCATACATTTGACAATCTAATATCTGTAGCTTCACTATTACTGCTGCCTAATTCTTTACACTTATAATACCTTTTATCATGATAATCAAATACAATTAAATTAATACAGTTCTTACATCTGCTACTGTCAATAGCCTTCCTGTAATTATTTTTAGCCTTAAATAACTGGCAATAACCTTTCTTAGGTGGTTCTTTTTTAACTTCATTACCCCAGAAATCAATTTCCATCATTTAATCCTTATTATTAGATTTTGATTGTCTAATCATTATAACCATCATTAAAACACCTATTATAATTATTATAATTAAATTTGGTAAATTCATAATAATCTATCTCCCTCGCTTTCTTTTCTTTTTTAACTTCTCTTCATTGTACTGTTTTAATCGATCGTGATCAATATTTGCATCCCTCTGCTTACTAAGTTCCTCTTCTTTTTCTTCTATCTCGCATAGACCGCAATATTCTTTACCACAAATTATTAGCTTTCTAATTTTATGCTTCGAGCAAATTTCTTTTGATTGCTGAAAAATCCCTTTTTTTAATCCCATTATTTAAATCCTAATTGGTTCATTATATTTGTTGAGTTATCATTTACAAGCTGTCTATAATCGTTTCTTTTGTGTATATCAAATGTTTCAATAAAAATTTTTCGCATCTCATTTAAGGTATATTCTGATTCTGTAAACCGAAGCTTATTTAAACCACCTGCAGACTTCAATGCTAATTTTGTATTTTGATTTAAATTATCATAACCCTGCCCGCCATCTTTTGCAACTCTAACTACTTTATCCCACTCAATAACTGCAGCTTCTTTATTTGATGATTCCAGTTCGTCGAGTATCATTTTAATTTCAAAAAAACCATCTTTTTTTAAAACGGCATTAAATGCTTTAGCCAATTGTTTTATCTCATAATTTTTTAATACCTCGCACCAAGTTGATACTACGAATTTATCAGGTGTCTTATTTTTAAGTGCAAAAAGTTTTTTCACCATTTCTTTAACTTGAATTATTTTTTCCATACTAAAAATCCCATTTACTTTTCGGTTCTGCTTTTAAAGGAAATAAACCTTGCCAGCCATTTTCGATACTTTGTTTAATCATTTTAATAGCTGCATCTGAACCAACTTTTTCTAATTTTGATAATTGAGCTATTGCAGTTGTTGGAGTTATTTTCTTTTTAATCTCTTTTCTGAATTGAGCCCAAATTTCCCAAGTTTCTTTAAATTCTGGTGTATCTAATACAGTAGGGAATAAAATCTCTTTATTACATGTATTATTCTTTGTATTATTACATGTATTATTCTCTTTCGAATTTTCTTGATACCCTATGCGAATTTTCTTGATACCCTGTTCGAATTTATTTGATACCCTATCAAGTTTATTTGATACCTCTTTAGAATAAAAAACAGTCATTTTAATGATTCTTTTTGAAATTTCTTTACCTTTTCTCTCATATGTTATTTTGATAAAACCTTTTTTTTCAATACTTTTTATAATCTGACTGCATCTCTGTTTGGTGATTGCAAAAAAATCAGCGAAATATTGGTTGCTTGCCCAACATCCTTCTTTATTATTTAGACTATCAATTTCCACTAAAAATATTTTTTCAAGTATTGTTAATTCTTTAGTTAACCATAATTTAGCAGGTATCCATATACCTTTAAATTGTCTTTTTTGATTTTCTTTCAATGATTTCCTCCCATTATTTTTTTGCCCTTCACTATATTGATGATTGAGGGCGATCCGGCCGGAACGCCCTCAATACAGGAAGGAAACTAATTATATAATGATTATTATTTTTTCGCAAATTTCACTTATTACTCTATATCCAACGTGTCTGAAGCAGTCGCAATTACATATGCTCCGGAACTTGTAGACGATTTTTTAAGATCATCATTAACATAAATTGAAACAGTTACGCTGCCACTTGTCCCTTGATTCTGTGCTGATATATATAAAAACCAGTCCTTAAAATCATTATATGTATAAGTAACTGGTAATGGCACATTACTAAATTGCTCTGTGCCTCCGGTCGAATTATTGAGAGTTACGTCAACTGTGCTGGCTGTTCCTGTTATTTTATATTCAACATTATAAATTTCCGGCTCAAAAAAGTTTGAACAGGAAAAGAAAAATAATGGTATTAATATAAATAATGTTTTCATTTCAACCTCCTTTTCTTCTTAGTAGGAACTATGATTTTATACCCATCTAATGTTATAGGTTCTATTTTAGGTTTGGGAAATATAAAAGTAATATTTTTCCCTACTTCTATTTTCATTGGTTTACTAAAATCCCATTCAATAATATAATCTCCCATTTTAATCCTCCTTATATACTTGTATTAATCTATCTTTAGGGGCTTTTTTCATCATATGATCATAACCATAT